CTACCAGGTAGTACAACACCTGTAATTCCTCCAGGAGCAGCTACCCCAGGATGTTTAGTATATGCAGATCCTTCTGCTGTATTAGCACTTATATTAGGGGCTATTCAAGCTAGTAATGTTATTCTTACTGATATTGAAACTAGTGTTGAGCTTATAGATAACTGTGTAGGAACAGATGGAGCTACAGCACCTGCAAACTCTTTTGTCATAGCGGGTGTTACAGCTGGTGGAGTTCAGCAAACTGTTGAGGTAAATGCAAGCGGACACGTTAATATTGCAGATGGTGGAGGTTCTATTACTGTAGATGGTACCGTATCCGTAGGGAATGCTGCGGGCGCTGCTGCGGTTAATATACAGGACGGTGGTAACTCAATTACTGTAGATGGCACCGTTGCGGTATCTTCACTACCATCTGTAGCAATATCCTCATTACCTAATGAGGGTCAGCAGACAATGGCTAACTCTATATCAGTTGCCCTTGCTAGTGATCAAGTAGGTGTTCAAAGGACTCCAACGTTTCTTAGACCTGCAGGTACATCAGGTACAATAGCAGCTGGTAGGTACTCAATGTCATTTGCTAATGTAGGAACTATTGATGCAACAGTTGGTGGTATTACATTAAAACCAAATGAATCAATTAGCTTTGACGCAGGTGCTATTAATAATACTCTAGGTGCTGTATCTTACAACGCTACAGGAGCAGGTGGCGAGTTATTAATTATCTCAATCGTATAATCATGAGTACAGGAATTAACATAGCAGGACAAGCAAAGCTTGTAAGTGGTACTAACATTAAGACGGTCAATAGTACCACTCTTTTAGGTAGTGGTGATTTAGCAGTTCAGCCAACTCTTGTAAGCGGCACAAACATTAAAACTATTAATTCTACGTCATTGCTTGGTAGTGGTGATTTAGTCGTGGGAGGCGGTGGAACTGGTATTCACGTAATCACAAAACCTTATTCTGGAATGGGGATATGCTTGAACGTTACTACAGCGACAAACACTTCAACCTTTTCACTGCCAAGTAATATACTGAACTTATATCCATTCATACCAGCAAATAACGTTACGATAAACCAGATTGTTTTTGAAGTTTCATCAGCAGCTACAACGGGTGGAACAGCAAGAGTAACCATTTACAGTGATTTGAATGGAAAACCGAGTTCAAGAATATTTCAATCAGCAAGTGTGGCAACAACTACAACTGGTTATAAAACAATAACAACAACGCAAAGTTTTACAGCTGGCACAACTTATTGGATAGGACTTTGTACTTCAGCTAATTTCGGTGCGGTTAGGTCAACAGCAGCAACAGACACATACGCAATTTCGTACACAAATTCAAATGGAACGCAATTCACACAAAATTTCTGGTCTTACACAGTAACAACAGCGCCAGGTTCAGAACCGACAACCCTTACTACTGGAAGTTTAAGTGCTAATTTTGATTCTATACCTAATTTTAATTTAAGAGTAGCTTAATCATGCAAGAAATAAGAAACGAAATTTACGATGACAATGGATTAGTATCCGTTGAGTTCATTGAAGTAGAACAACCAACACAAGAGGAGTTGATTGCTCAAAAAGAAGCGCAGCTTATAGCTATTTACGAGGAGATCCAAAATTTGAAAAATCAGTAATAATTTCGTATATTAAGTATATATATTTATTACAGTTATGGGATCAGCAGAAGCGTGGGTATTTACCACTAAAGATGTTATCTGGATAGTGATGACAATAGGTGCAGGTTTATCAGCGTATTACGCTCTTAAGCAGGAACTAGGAAAGTTGAAGGGGAAGGTAGATAAAGTTTGCAGTGACCTAGACTCCCTAGAACATGACCTAATGGCTAAAGAGACAAGCATCTATAACAGAATGGAAATACTTAAAGAAGATCAAAAAGTTGCTCACGAGAAGCTTGATCTAAAGATGGATAACCTTACTACGCATATGACTCAATTGAGTACTAACATTGCGGAGTTAACAGGATATATAAAGGCTAAGAGAGAAGAAGACGGTAAACGAGCTTAACTTTTAGTTGGTTAATATGATTTAGGTCAAGTACCTGGGCTTTCTTGCCCGGGTATTTTTTTGTTTAAATGTTGTAAGTTTAAACTTTTTACATATATTTGTCTAAACCTAAATAAGTTACGTAATGGAAAACCAACAAAAAGAAATGTCCCCTAAGGAGATGGCTGAGAGAAAATCTAAGCTTACTCAGTTCTATAAGGACCAAATTGAGTTCCTTAAAGTACAACTAGCATATGAAAATCTTCTTGCTGATATAGAAGATGCAAGAGCTCGTGCAACATTTGCTCAAGTTAAAGTTGCTCAAATGTTAGCCGGACCATCCAAGGAAGCACCTGAATCACCTAATCTAGAGGAATGATGGCTATAGTAAATCAGGTACGTAAGAATGTCAAGATGGACTTGTGGAGCATAGTTAAGTTTCAACTTGCTGTACACTCTCATCTTAAACATTTGAATCTATCAGATTTGGATCTTAATTGTGTTACATTCTTAGCATTATCAGGGGAGATAGAACTTACTGAGTTTTGTGAAAATGCTACTAAGAATAAGATCTTTAGTAGTGCTCAGTCAGTTAGAAACGCTGTTACAAAGGCTGAGAAGAAGAACTTGTTAAACAAGAATGGTAAAAACAAAAAGACAATTAAGCTTAATCCAGAACTGAATGTTCAAATTGCAGGCAACATATTGTTAGAATATAAAATACTAAGAGTTGAAACCAAAGAGTCTGAAGTTACTGCTTAGTGAGTTTGCTTCTAAACAAGAGGATCCAGCTTTTACAGAAGAGCTTATAAGATTCTATTGGGAGTACTTAAGAAAAGCAATGTCTAATAAAGATCACTTTAATCTTAAACTTAAAGGATTTGGTACATTCAGTATCAATGAAGCTAAACTTAATAAGGTTTTAGCTATTAGCCATGAGCATCTTAAGACACTTAACCCTAAAGAGTTTACAGGATTCAGTAGATATGAAGCTGTTCATAATAAACATGAACAACTTGTAAGAGCTAAAGATATGATTGTTAAAGAAAAAGATAGACGTATAAAACACAAACAAAGCGTATATGCTACAAAAAATAAAAAAGCTCTGGAAGAATAAGTGGATGATTCTAGAAGGTGTATTCAACTACTACTTTACTAGAAAGAAGATTAAGAAAGTTGCTTACTGGCGTAATGAGATATGTAAGGCGTGTCCTCTCATTGATCTAGAAGGATCTAAGTGTGAGGTGCCTGGAACACAGCCTTGTTGTAGCGACTGCGGTTGTTCCCTTAAGTATAAGACTTATAGTATGTCATCAGCATGCCCACAAGGTAAGTGGTTTGCTGTAATGACAGAGGATGAAGAAGATGATCTAAACGCTAAACTAGATATTGATGACTTATTGACCATTGAGTCTGATCCTGAAGTTAATACTAAGAATCTTTTCAAACCTCCTACACTTGTAGAACTTTATGTACAAAACAAACATGTAAGTACAGAAATAACAAATGAGCTTTTAGATATACCTAATGTTTGCGACACTTCCTGTTTTTTTAAAAATACAGCACTGATTGAGTATTATGATAATGATCGTGAATCAAGGATAGCTAAAGGCAGCATATATACTGAATCTGACTATCAAGATGTTATAACAGATGCTGCAGAAGTTATTGAAAAAGCCTTATGCAAAAGTGATGTAAATCTTATAGATGACTCTACAAGAAAAAATATTAGAGATCTTTATCTTTATGATTATACCTTACTAAAGTTTTGGTTTGACAAATATAAACCTTCAATGAAATTTTCAGCAATAAACTGGAGTTCTTATGGGGAGGATACAGTTACAATAGTATTTAGTTTTTCAGATGCTATTGCTAAGTACCAAGACTATGCTATAACATTTAAGCAGGTAATTAATAAAAGAGAACTATGGCGATAGTATTTAGACCCGAGACTCACAGTTACATAAGTATAGATCCTAATGAGAATATCACATGGACCAGTGTAACAGGAGTTATATCCAAGTTTAAGAAACCCTTTGATGCTGATATGATTGCAGCTAAATCTGTAAAGAATAAGAAAAGCAAATGGTATGGTATGTCTGCAGATGATGTTAAAGAAGCTTGGAAGAATGAATCACAGAAAGCTATGAACCTAGGCACATGGTATCATAACCAAAGAGAAGCTGCTTACACATCCTGTGATACTATTGAAAAAGATGAATGTGTTATACCTATTTTTAAACCTATTGAGATTGATGGTGTTAAAAAGGCACCTGGTCAGAAACTAGCAGATGGTATATATCCCGAGCATATGGTGTATCTTAAGAGTGCTGGACTATGTGGTCAGGCAGATAGAGTGGAAGTAATTAAAGGAATAGTAAATATATATGATTACAAAACTAATAAAGAGATTAAGACTGAGTCTTATGTTAATTGGGAAGGACTTAGTGATAGAATGCTTGCTCCGCTCAATCATTTGGATGATTGTAATCTTAACCATTATGCATTGCAACTAAGTCTTTATATGTACATGATCATCAAACACAACCCTAAGTTGAAACCAGGTAAGATGATCATAGAACACATTGTGTTTGAAGAAGCTGGTAAAGATGCCTATGATAACCGAGTTGTGCTATATGATGAGCTAGGAGAACCCTTAGTTAACAAGATAGTAGAATACAATGTACCTTATCTTAAGGATGAGGTCATTAATATAATAAACCACCTTAAAGATGCTAGTTAAGTTATTTGATATAGAGAATGGTACACTGATACCTAGTGAAAGCTGTCACGCTTTACCAACTTTGAGACGTATTATGGATGAGTATCCTGAGAACTATCTTAAGGTTTATCAGTATCTGTTCTACATGAGTTGTCCGAACCCAGATATTAATCCTTTCTTTCATGTTGCTGATGATGACAAAGAAGAGCTTATATTAGCAGAAATAGATGCGGACTTTAGTTCTGAGGATGATTATATCCCGGGAGCATTAGAGTTCTGTAAGAAACTTTATGAGACACCAACATCCAGAGCTTACAATGGTATTAAGCAAATGCTTGATAGACTTGGTAGGTATATGGAAACAACAAACATAACAGATGGAAGAGACGGTAACCTCACAGCGCTCGTCAATGCAGCGTCAAAATATCAACAAATCAGAGAAGCCTACAAAGGTGCGTACAAAGACCTCCAGGAAGAGCAGGCGGGCCGTGCTAGAGGCGGGGCGGGGCTTGCATATGACCAAATGTGATTATCTCTATGATTACATATTACACTATAACATCTATACTGAGAAATGGCACGCTGTGCGTAGAGAAGATCTTGAATCATATCTTAATGGAGAAACCAAACCAAGAGGTTTTAAAGAACTAAAAGACTTATTACATAGTCTAAAAAAGAAGCATGCTAAAAGAATATAATATAGAAATTCCTACATGGGAAAATGGAGAGTGGTCAGTGACTACCTTCCCTACCCGTGATGACTTTAAGGAGTTTGTAGTTAGCATATTTAAAGAACCGGGTCAGTATCAGTTTGATGAGACTAGCTTAATGTTTAATGAACAAGCTAGACAGTTTAATACACAAGCCTTTTATTGTAAAGCTCCTCAGGGAACTAAAGACTTTATTGTTTACTGGAATGACCAGAAGAACAAATGTAGAACAGGAGCTATATACAAAAGTAATGGTAACACTTGGTTCATTCCTCGTGACTATTACATGTGGCTTAACTTCTTACCTATCTTCAATAAGGAGATCCAGAAATTTGGCTTTGCTGATGTCAGAGATGCTCAGTATCACTTAGCTTTATATGAATCTCTAGCAGAGTTACACTATAGACACGCTGCTATATTAAAGAAACGTCAGATAGCATCATCATACTACCATGCTGGTAAGTTAATTAATCAGATCTGGTTTGAAGAAGGGGTTACTCTTAAGATGGGAGCTAGTCTTAAAGACTATATCAATGAGAAAGGTACATGGAAGTTCTTGAATGAATATGAAGCTTTCTTGAACCAACACACTGCATGGTACCGCCCTATGAATCCTAATAAGGTTATGATGTGGCAACAGAAGATTGAGACTACTACAGGTATTCAGAAACGTAAAACAGAGATAGGTCTCAAAGGTGTAATGCAAGGAATGTCCTTTGAGAAAGATCCTACCAATGGTGTAGGGGGACCGTGTAAGTACTTCTTTCATGAGGAGGCTGGTATTGCTCCTAAGATGGATACAACATTTGAGTACATCCGCCCTGCTATGAAATCAGGTTTCATGACTACAGGAATGTTTATTGCTGCAGGATCTGTGGGTGACTTGTCTCAGTGTGATCCGCTTAAGAAGATGATCACTAGACCAGATGCTAATGATATATACTCAGTTGAGTCTAACTTAATAGATGAGACAGGTGTCATAGGCAGAACAGGTTTGTTTATTCCTGAGCAATGGTCCATGCCACCCTTTATTGATGGGTATGGTAATTCTAAAGTAGAAGAAGCATTACTAGCATTAGATGAACAGTTTGCTGAATGGAAGAGAGAGTTAGATCCATCTGAGTATCAGCTCCGTATATCTCAGCACCCTAGAAATATTAAAGAAGCGTTTGACTTCAGAACTGTATCTGTATTCCCTTCTCACTTAGTAATTGCTCAGATGCGTAGGATTGAAGATAAGATGTATCCGTATGAGTTCTTAGATATCTACAGAGATGATCATGGTCTACCTGCTGTAAAAGATACAAACAAGTTACCTATCTCAGAGTTTCCAATAACTAAGAATACAGAAGATAAGACTGGTACTTTAGTAGTATATGAACGTCCTGTCAAAGACCCTGAGTTTGGAATGTACTATGCAAGTATTGACCCTGTTTCAGAAGGAAAGACAACAACATCTGAATCATTATGTTCTATCTATGTCTATAAGACACCTGTAGAAGTAACTCGCAATGATGGTGAAAAGGTTGAGACCTTTATAGAGAATGACAAGATTGTAGCAGCTTGGTGTGGACGCTTTGATGATATCAATAAAACACATGAGCGCTTAGAGTTAATCATCGAGTGGTATAATGCCTGGACTATTGTAGAGAATAACATCAGTCAGTTCATTAACCACATGATGTATAGAAAGAAACAAAAGTATCTAGTTCCTAGATCACAGATATTATTCTTAAAGGATATTGGAGCCAACGCTAATGTATTCCAAGAATATGGATGGCGTAACACAGGTACGTTATTTAAAAGTCATATGGTAAGCTATGCTATTGAATTCTTAAAAGAAGAGATTCATGAGCAAACAAATGATGATGGTAAAGTAGTTAAGACTACCTATGGTATAGAGAGAGTTCCTGACATAATGTTGCTTAAAGAAATGATGGCTTACAGAGATGGAGTCAACGTGGATAGACTTGTAGCTTTTGCAGCTTTAATTGCTTTTGCTAAAGTACAACAGGCAAATAGGGGTTATAAAAAGCGCTATGAGGAAACTGGAGCGGGAAAAAACTTGGATAACTCTAATAAATTCAGTAAATTAAATATGAGCCCTTTCCGTCACATGGGTGGTGGTGGGCATAAGTTTGAGGGTATGAAAGTACCACGATCACCTTTTAAAAATTTGAGATAGTATGCAGGTATATAATGCGATGCAGTTAAAGAATGGAGCTAAGGGTGAGTACAACCGTATGGGTACTCTCAATCAGCCTGTTCAGTTTTTACCTAAATCTAAGAAAGACCAGGAATGGGCTGCTTGGAATATGGACTGGTTGGAGTGGGAAGGATTGAAACACGTGCGTAGAAATGCGCGTAGATTCATGAAGAACTACAAACTAGCTAAAGGAATCATTGATAGAACTGACTACGTTGTTGAAGAAGATAACGAGAATGCAGATCTTATTGATACTCTTACAAGAGAAGATGCATCTGCACTAGAATTAAAGTTCTATCCTATTGTACCTAATGTAATTAATACATTAGTATCTGAGTTTGCTAAAAGAAATACCCGTGTTAGTTATACAGCTGTTGATGAGTACTCATATAATGAGATGCTTGAACAGAAACGTTCTAAGATAGAAGAAGTACTTTTATTTGATGCGCAACAGAAGATGGCTATGAAACTTGCAGAGATGGATCAAGATCCAGAGTCTGAGGAGTATCAACAAGCTATGCAACCACAAAATTTAAAGTCATTACCAGAGATTCAAGAGTTCTTTAACAAGGACTATAGAAGTATGGTAGAACAATGGTCTGAGCATCAGCACCGTGTGGATGTAGAAAGATTTAGAATGGATGAGTTAGAAGAGCGTGGTTTCCGTGATATGTTAATCACTGACCGTGAGTTCTGGCACTTCCGTATGTTGGAAGATGATTATGATGTAGAGCTATGGAATCCGGTTCTTACATTCTACCATAAATCTCCAGCATCTCGTTATATATCTCAGGGTCAATGGGTTGGTAAGTTTGACATGATGACTGTTGCAGATGTTATTGACCGCTACGGTTGGTGCATGACTGAAGATCAGATGAAAGCATTAGAGCTTATCTATCCTGTAAGATCTGCTGGTTATCCTATTCAAGGTTATCAGAATGATGGATCTTACTATGATGCTACTAAGTCTCATGACTGGAATACAAAGATGCCATCTTTAGGTTACCGTCAGTTTACATCTATGTGGGATAATGCTCACTATGGTGGAGATATAGTTAACTGGATCATGATGAATGATGAAGACTATTTAGATATGGGTATGAGTAACATGTTACGTGTTACAACCGTATACTGGAAGTCACAGCGTAGAGTTGGTCACTTAACTAAGATCTCTGATAATGGTAACATTACTCAAGATATTATAGATGAAACATATAAGGTTACTGATAAACCTGTCTATGATGCTAATATCATTAAGAATAAAAGTAAGGATAACTTAGTATTTGGTGAGCATATAGATTGGATCTGGATCAATGAGGTATGGGGAGGTGTTAAGATTGGACCTAACCGTCCAACATTCTGGGGAAGTAATAACCCTGGAGGTATTAATCCTATTTACTTAGGAATTAATGAGAATAACATTAAACCTATTAAGTTCCAATTCAAAGGTGACAACTCACTCTATGGTTGTAAGCTACCTGTAGAAGGTTCTGTATTCTCTGACCGTAACACAAGATCTACTTCTTTAGTAGATTTAATGAAACCGTTCCAGATTGGATACAACATTGTAAATAACCAGATTGCTGACATCCTCGTGGATGAATTAGGAACTGTTATCTTACTGGATCAGAATGCCTTACCAAGACACTCACTAGGAGAAGATTGGGGAAAGAACAACTTAGCTAAGGCGTATGTGGCAATGAAGAACTTCCAGATGTTACCATTGGATACTTCTATTACTAATACAGAAAATGCATTAGCGTTCCAGCATTACCAGAAACTTGACCTTGAACAAACTAACCGTTTAATGTCTCGTATTCAGTTGGCTAATTACTTTAAGTTACAGGCGTTTGAGACTATTGGTATTACACCACAACGCTTGGGTCAACAGATTGGACAACAAACTGCTACAGGAGTTGAACAGTCAGTTAATGCTAGTTATGCTCAAACTGAAACTTACTTTATACAACACTGTGATTATTTGATGCCTCGCGTGCATCAGATGCGCACAGACTTAGCACAGTATTATCAATCAACCAAACCATCTACAAGATTACAATACATCACTTCAATGGATGAGCGTAAGAACTTTGAGATTAATGGTACTGACTTATTACTAAGAGATCTAAATATATTCTGTACTACTAAAGCTAACCATAGAGCTATGCTTGAACAACTTAAGCAGATGGCTATCCAGAATAACACAACTGGTGCTAGTATCTATGATCTTGGTAATGTTCTTAAGTCTGAGTCTATTGCTGAAGTATCTAACATCCTTAAAGAGGCTGAGAAGAAACAACAGGCTGAGAAACAACAACAAATGCAGTCTCAACAACAAATGCAAGATCAAATGCTTCAAGCTAAGACTGAAGAAGCTAAGATGAAAATGCAATTTGAAGCTGAAGAGAATGCTAAGGACCGCGAAGCTGATATCCTTCAAGCTCAAATCAAAGCTGCTGGATATGGTGCTATGCAGGACATGAACCAGAACCAAGAGAGTGACTATGTAGATTACATGAATAACCTACAGAAAACAGATCAGTATCAGGAAACCATGAACTTTGATCGTCAGAAAGAGACAACAAAGCAAATGGAGCACCGTGATAAGATGAATATAGAACAACAAAAACTACAAACTCAACAACAGATTGCTCAGACTCAATTGCAAATTGCTCGTGAAAACAAGAACAAATTTGACAAAGGTGGTGAGGATAAAAAGAAGAAGAAGTAAACTTTAGTTATAGTATGACATTTAAAAAAAATAATGCATCAATCTTTAAAGTTTAAACCACTACTTTTGTGTATATTGATATTGTAGACTAAAAACCAACAAACTAATGGCTACTGAAGAAAAAACCAACCAAGTGGAGACAACCTCCATTGAACAAGTAGAAATGAACCTAGATGAACTTCTAGGTACACCGGGTGCAGAAAACGTTATGCTCCCTGAGGCTGAAAAGAAACCGAGTATTTTTACTCAGACTAAAACAGACCTTTCCTTTATTGACAATGACACAGATGAAGAGGACACTGAGTCAGATGATAAAAAACCTAAAGATAATCCTGCGGACGTTATCAAAGAACTTGATGATGACTTCTTAGGAGCACCAGAGGCTTTTGAAGAACCAAAGAAATCTGCTGCAGGGAGACCTAAAGTAGATAAGAGCGGTGTAAGTGAACTTTTCAATAAGCTAATTGAGAAGGGACAGATTGTACCATTTGATGATGAAAAATCATTAGATGAGTATACTATAAAGGATTTTGAAGAACTTATGGAAGCCAATATGGCGGAAAGAGAGAACAAGATCCGTGAGACTACACCGGTTGAATTCTTTGATTCTTTACCAGAAGAACTACAAGTTGCTGCAAAATATGTAGCAGACGGTGGTGAAGATCTAAAAGGTTTATTCCGTATTCTTTCTGAAGTAGAAGAATCACGTCAGTTAGATCCAACTAATTCTAAAGACCAGGAGCACATTATTAGAGACTATCTAAGAGCTACTAACTTTGGTAATGAAGAAGAGATTGATGAAGAGATCTATGAATGGAAAGACAGAGGTGAACTGCAGAACAAAGCTTTAAAGTTCAAACCAAAGTTGGATAAAATGCAAGAGCAAGTAGTTGCTCAGAAGTTAACTCAACAGGAGAACATGCGTAAGCAACAACAGAATGCAGCTCAAGCGTATATGCAAAACGTATACAACACTCTGAACGCAGGTGAGGTAAACGGTATTAAGTTAGATAAGAAGGTACAAGGTCTGTTATACACAGGTTTAGTACAACCTAACTACCCGTCAATCTCTGGTAAACAAACTAATATGCTAGGACACCTCCTAGAGAAGTATCAGTATGTTGAACCAAGACATGACCTAATTGCTGAAACACTTTGGTTACTGGCTGATCCAGAAGGATATAAAGCTAAGATCAGAGAGCAAGGCAAAACTGCACAAGTGGAGAAGACAGTACGTCAACTTAAGACTGAACAAGCTAAGATGGCAAGCAGTACTCCAGTAATTGAGAAAGAAGAAACAACACAAAGAAGAATCCCTCGCGGGGGCGGCTTCTTTAAAAGATAAATTAACCCTTAAATAAATAAAAAAAACATGGCAACTCCAGTTTTAAACAATGGTATATTTCTACGAGATACCAACTACGCAGCTAGTTCACACGTAGATTCTTACCACTTGGTTAACATGCTCAAAAACTCTGAACCTATGGACTTAGGACCAGTGGATCTTTGGGCAATGGCGCAAAAGGTAGAAATGCCTTTGTACCAAATGTCTAGCTTTGGTGGAAAGAACGTTATCAATGTTGACAATGCAAGAGGTGAGTACAAATGGCAAACGCCAATTGTAATGGACCTTCCTTACATTGTTGATGACATTTTAACAGACGGAGACACTCTTGGTCAGGATGGTCAAACATTCCAGATCAAAATGTCTCGTAGAGAATTTGGACATGGTGACATCATCACTTATGACAAGTACAACGGTGCTGAGATGTACGTTGTTCCTTCTGAGGATATTATCCCATTAGGAGATGGTTTCTTGTACACTGTACAATTAGTAAACAATGACTCTGCATTCGGTCTTGACACAAACATCTTAGCTCCTGGAACTAAGATCTTCCGTAAAGGTTCTGCTCGCGGTGAGTACGGAGAGCGTTTCTCTGACATCGTTACTGCAACTGGTTTCCGTGAATTCTACAACTTCGTAGGAGGAGCTGAAGCACACGTACACTATTCTGTATCTTCACGTGCTGATCTTATGATCAAAGGTGGAATGAACGCAGATGGTACTGTACCTGTAGTAGAGATCTGGCGTAACTTTGACAAAACTTCTGATCCATCTGTAACTAGTCTTGAGACTATGGTTTCACGTATGGGTAAGGACTATGTTAAGCGTGCTGTAAACAACGGTTCATTATCTCGTACATTCTTGACTGCAATGGAAGCAGCTCACTTGACTAAAGTAGCTACTGACATCGAGACCTACTTAATGTGGGGACAAGGTGGACGCGTACGTCAAGACGGTCCAGATGACTTACGTTTATCTGTGGGTCTTTGGAAGCAATTGGATAACTCATTCAAGCGCATCTATAACAAGTCTAACTTCAACTTGGATTTGTTCCGTTCAGAGATTTATAACTTCTACGCTGGTAAGGTTGACTTCCAAGGACCAGATCCTAAGCGTCAGTTGATTGTACAAACTGGTATGGGTGGTATGCGTATGGTTAACGAAGCAATCAAGCGTGAAGCAATGTCTTCTGGATTGTTGATCCAAGCTGCTGACATCGGAGCAATCACTGGTAAAGGTATGGACTTGAACTATGGATTTGCTTACACTTCTTATGTTATCCCATTCTTGGCTAACGTTAAGTTTGTGTTGAACCCAGCGTTTGATAACCTTCACACAAATGACATTGAAAACCCAATCATTGATGGTTTCCCATTGTCTTCTTACTCATTCATTATCTTTGATATCACAGACAATACTAATGACAACATCTTCTTGTTGAAATTATCTTGGGATAATCAATTGAAATGGTGGTACCAAAACGGAACTATGGATTACATGGGACGTACCCAAGGTTTCCAAAGCTCTGGTCAATTCAACGGATACCGTGTATTCATGACACAAACAATGCCTGCGATCTGGGTTAAAGACCCAACCAAAGTATTGAAGATTGTTATGCGTAACCCGGTTACTGGTGGATCATTCTAATTATAAATAATCTGTAAAACGGGGGAGAATCAAATCTCCCCCTTTTACTATCTTTACAAAAACCAATAAAAAACAAAAACCAACTATTATGAACTTTACACTTGTAGAAACTAAGTCCAGTACTAAGCGTAGTCCTGTAGCTGTTAAACCTTACTTTGATGGAAATTTAGCAAACATGGGTCTTGAGAAATACGGACTATCATTGTTTGAAGGAGTTACTCACTATGAACAACTAGCATGTCTTGAGAACAATGGTATCAAGCGCTATGTTACAGGACTTAATGAGTTTTCACCAGATGTTAGAAACATTCCAGATGCTGAAAAGCGTGAGGCAAAGATTAGAGAAATTAGAACTGCTGTTGCAGACTTAGAAAAGATTCTAGCTGCTAATACGCTAGATATTGAAGATAAAGACTTCTGGCACAAAGTTGAATTGTTAAAACCTAACAATGATGAATTTTGGGGGAAGATTGAGATGAAGTGTGGTAATGATCCTATATTCTTAGATCCAACAGATCCCTATGATTTGATTAAGATCTATGCAATTAACGCTGGAGGTTTCAGTATCATTGCTAAGAGCTATGAGGATGCACGCTCACGCCATAAGGCACCTAAGTTCTTTTTAGATAAGTTTGAAGAAACTGTATCTAGTAAGACTGAAAGCAAGAAATTACGTAACAAAGCGTTGTCTGAGTTACAGAAAATATTTGATAAAAATACAAACAAACTACTTTTTGTAGCTAAGGTTGTAGACATAGCTGGAGCACAGTATAAGAAAGCTACTTCTAATGATGTTGTTTATGATAACATGGATGGCTTTATTAATGGAGAAGGCAGTGAGAAGAATCTAAACAGAGCAGCCCAAATGTTTTTGGATGCTTGTAATTTAGATATGGAGACGTTGAAGTTACGTGCTATGGTTAAGGATGCTACTTACTACAAGATTATTATTACAAAAGCAGATGGATTCATCTACCATAAAGATAACGCACAGTTATTAGGTAGAAACCAAGCAGATGTAGTTGAGTATCTTAAGAATCCATTGAATGATGAAATTCTTCAGGATATTACAAAAAAAGTAGAGAAGTATTGGAATTCTTAATTAACTTAGTATAAACAATATATATTTAAAACAATGCCAAAAAATCCAGTAAGAGCGGCCCGTCAAGCATCAAGACAGGCAATCCGCACTGCAAGAACAACAAACCGTCAAGATGCGCGCGCTGTAAAAACTACTGCTAAAGTAGAAAAGATCGGTGCTAAAACAGCTAGTAAAATAGCTAAGATTAACGCTGCTGCTCCTAAGAGAGCTGCTGACGTTCCAATGGAGAAAATAAAAGCTAAAGAAATTGGTAAAATAGCTACACCAAAGTCTTCAACAGGTATAGGACCTGTAAAGACTACTCCGCGTTCTATGACTGAAGTAGCTAAAGGAATGAAGCCTAAACCTAAACCTAAAGCTAAACCTAAAACAACTCCTAGACCAGCTCCTAGACCCGCTCCAGCACCTGCACCTAAACCAGCTCCAGCACAGAAAAAAGGTCTTGCTGATGGAAGCATGAGTAAGAGTGTTTTAGATTACAGCCCGCGTGAAATTGCAGAAGGTGTATACAATACTGGAAAGACAATTAAAGATGAAGTGTATAACAAAGCAAAAGCTGTAGCAGATGATGTATATAATACAGCTAAAAGAAAAGCTGGTTATGCTAGTGATGCTTTTGATGCAGGATGGAACATGTTATTTAAAGAAAAAGGTGGATCAGTAAGAAAGAAAGGCGGATCTGTGAAAAAGTATCAAACTGGTGGAATGCCGCCAAATGGTGGGAGAGCAGCTGCTAAGTCTATAAACAGCTATATACAATCAAAATCATCAGCAACGCCTGCTAGACCCGTTACACCTGGTAGAGCTCTTAGCCCAGCTGAAAAAGCAGGTACTTATGCTGTTGCAAAAGCAAAAGCATCTGCAAAAGCAAAAGCATCTAAAACAACATCAGGACGTCCTGGAATTGATTCATCGTCTATGTTATTCAAGAAGAAAGGGGGGTCTGTAAAAAAATATCAAGCTGGTGGAATGACTACTGGTATGAAGCCTCCACGTAGCATTAGAGGCCCAAAGCAAAGTGCATCTGATATGAGACAACCCTACGGCCCTTCTATGAAACCAGTAGGTCCTGGTAATACAGCTAGAGCTCCAAAATCTGTACGTAAAGCTGGACCATCAACTCCCGCTTCTATGATGAAGCCTATGAAAAAAGGTGGTTCAATGAAAGGTAAAAAATGTTAAACGTAAATAATAATATAATATGAAAGCTTCATGTAAAGGGATTGGTGGAAAATCTAATCCAAACAACAAATCAGTATTCAATTATACTCCTACTTCATTAGGTAAGTCATCAGGTCACGTTAATGCACCACTTAAAGCTACTAAGGTATCTGCCGGTAAGTCTTCAGGAGGTGTAAACAAACCATTGGCTATGCCTAAGAGATCAGGCGCTACTCAAATGCGTAGAGGTTACTGAGATGAATCAGATATTAAATAATACTGAGAAGAACAAATTAATAGGTGCTTCTAAGGCTCCTTCCTATAAAAAGGGAGGGGCTTTAGCATCTAATTATCCTACCAAAAAAGGTGGCTGCGGCTGCAAGAAGTAATGCCTAAAGATGCTTGCTATAGTAAAGTAAAAGCACAGTATGCTGTGTTTCCTTCAGCGAGAGCTTCTCAAGCTATTGCTAAGTGTAGAAAAGGATCTGGTGTAGTAAGAAAAACTAAAGAGGGTTCTGATCTAAAAAGATGGCAAGCTGAGAAATGGCAAGACACTAAGAGTGGTAAAGCTTGCGGAGCTGGTGGTAAGAATGAATATTGCAGACCTACTAAAAAAGTATCTAAGGATACACCTAAAACAAAGTATCAACTTACACCTTCTAAACTAGCTGCTAAAAAAGCTGAGAAGTCTAGGGTTGGAATGGGCGCAAGAGTTAAAAAAGCATAAGCAATGGCAAAGACACCAGCTTGGACTCGTAAGGAAGGTAAAGACCCAAAAGGAGGTCTTAATAAAAAAGGTGTAGCTTCATATAGAGCTGCTAACCCTGGTAGTAAGTTACAGACAGCTGTAACTACAAAACCTTCTAAGTTAAAAGCTGGAAGTAAAGATGCTAACAGAAGAAAGAGCTTCTGTGCTAGAATGTCTGGTGTGCCCGGACCTATGAAAGATGAGAAAGGTAAATCTACAAGGAAAGCCTTATCACTTAGAAAATGGAACTGTTAAAATATTAAAATTTATATATCATGAGAAACTCAACTAAGATGGGTGGTTCTGTTAAGAAGAAAATGGCTGGCGGTGGTCCTATAAAGCCTAAAACAGGAGCCCCTTATTTAACAAACGCTCAGAAGGCTAGTCAACAGGCTCAGACTCTTTACACACCTTCACCAAAATCTAATATGAATAGAGCACCTAAGAAACAAAATGGTGGTGCTATTGATCAAATGAGATACAATCATCTTATCAAAAAATATAATAAGAATTCTGATAAACATGCTGGTTATGTAGAAGAATCATACAAACCTATGTATGATTCTAGAAATTACGACAATCTAGAATCTAAGGATTACAAGAATATGGTAAAATCATACCATAAAGCATCAGGAAAAAATTCCAAGGCTGCAGATAAAATGAGAGATGCGGAAAGTAAAATAAAGGAATTGGCTACTAAATATAATAAACAAATGGGTGGCATGATCCCAACAAAACCTATTGCAACCTCTCCTATACAAGGACGTACAGGAAGACGTGGTGCGGCTGGTTCCAACATGGCTAAAGGTGGTTCACTTAAGCCTGTTAATCCTGGTGCTAATCCTGGTTTAGCCAAGCTTCCAACACCTGTAAGGAACAAGATGGGTTACGCTAAGAAAGGCGGAGCTCATCCTGGATTCAAAGCAGTACAAGCAAAGATTGCTGCTAAGTCAGGTGTATCTAGAAAAGCTGCTGGAGCTATCTTAGCTGCGAGCACACGTAAGGCTTCTGCTAAAGCAAAGGCTGCTAACCCAAGACTAAAGCGTGTAAAATAAAATGAAAACATCAAAAACATCAAATCCGCTTTCATACTTTAATAAAGGTAAAGCAGAAGCTTTAAAAAAGGCAAACGCTTCAATGATGGCTTTTAAAAAGTCCTTACCTAAAAAACAACCAGGTGGGTCATTTGATGGTATGTTACCTCCTCCTACTATTGGTGGTAATAGTGGCTCTATGGGATCATCAACTAATAAACCTTTTAATGCTAGTGCTAATGTTGGTGGATTCAGTGCTGGTATGAATACTAACTTAGGTGCAAACAAACCTTTAGACTCAGCTACTTATAAAGCTGGCTATAAATCAAAGTCTGGCTTTGGTGCAAACGTTGGTTATGATGCAGCTAATAAAAAAAGTACAGCCGGTGTAAGTTATGACGGCACTATTGGAAAGAAAAGAAAAATTCCTATAAAGGTAGATGTTAGTTATAATAAACCATCTAAGATGGGTGGTGCAATTAAAAGAGGCAAAAGCAAAAAGTAATGAATAACACAACCCTACAGCTTAAAATTAAGCAGAGACTTAACAAGCTTGATAGCCAAGACTATGACAACATTGAATGTTGGCAAATGGTTGAGGCTTTCAATAAGGGTATGGTTGAGTGGGTAAGACGTC